TGGATGCCTGGTTCGTCAGCTTCGACGACGCCCAGGCCGCCATGACGCAATTCAACGCGATGGCTGCCGCCGATCGATTCCGCGTGCGCGTCCCGGCCGCTGCCGTGGCGGCCTAAAGGAGATCCCCATGCCCACCCAGGCAGACATCGACGCGATGCGCGATTCCGCTGCCCGCGGTGTCGTGGAAGTGCGCTTCGCGGACGGCCGCACGGTGAAATACGCGACGCCCGAACAGCTGCTGAAGGCCGCCGCCGAACTGGAAGGCCGCGTCCAGGCTGCGACGTTCCAGCGCACCACCTTCACCAGCTTCGCGCGCGGATGATGGCCGTGCTCGACACCCTGATCGCGACGCTGTCGCCGCGCTGGGCCTTGCGCCGGGCGCAGCAGCGCGCCGCGCTGTTCGAAGTGCAGGCGCGCTACGAAGGCGCGCGGCGCAGCCGCCGCACCCAGGGCTGGCGCGCGGATGGCACCGGGCCGCAGGCCGAGGTGGAAGGCGCGCTGGTGGAACTGCGGAACCGCGCGCGGGACCTGGTGCGGAACAACGCCTGGGCGGCGGCGGGGCTGGATCTCAGCGTGGCCTACCAGGTGGGCTACGGCATCACCCCGCGCAGCCGCACCGGCGATGCGGATCTGGACCGCCAGGTGAATGCGGAATTCGAAGCCTGGGCCAAGGGCTGCGACATCGGCGGCCGGCTGGATTTCGCCGGGCTGATGGCGCAGGTGGCCCGCGCCCGGGCGCAGGATGGCGAAGCCCTGACGCTGAAGCTGCCCGCCAGCCCGGCCGATATGCGCCGGCGCAACATCCGCGTGCCGCTGCTGCTGCAGAACGTCGAAGCCGACCTGCTGGAAGAAGACCTGGAAGGCGGCACCGCATCCGGCACCCGGATCCGCCAGGGGATCGAGCTGTCGGCCGGCGGCGCGCCGCTGGCCTATCACCTGCTGGAAGAACACCCGGGCGAGGAATTCGGCGGCCGTCGTGGCCGCGTGCGCGTCTATGCGGCCGATGCCGTGCTGCACCTGTTCCGCCAGGACCGCCCCGGCCAGCTGCGCGGCGTGCCGGACCTCGCGCCCTTCCTGATGCGCCTGCGCGACCTGGACGAGCTGGAAGATGCGGCCTTGCACCAGGCCAAGGTCCAGGCCTGCCTCGCGGCCTTCGTCACCTCCGGCCAGCCCGCCGGGCGCGGCCCGCTGGAAGCCGTGCCGGATGGCGGCAACGAGCCCGTCCGCAGCTTCAGCCCCGGCATGGTGGAACGCTTGCTGCCCGGCGAGGATGTGAAATTCGCCATGCCGTCCGGCGTCGGCGGCTTTTCGGACCTGGCGCGGCACCAGCTGCACGCGATCGCGGCGGCCTGGGGCATCACCTATGACCTGCTGACCGGCGACCTGACCCAGGCGAATTACAGCAGCCTGCGCGCCGGGCGGCTGGCCTTCAAGCGGCGGCTGGAACAGATCCAATGGCTGCTGCTGATCCCGCGCTGGTGCCAGCCGGTCTGGGACGCCTGGATTGCCGCCGCGCTGCGCGCGGGCGTGCTGGCGCCGCGCGAAGGCGGCTACCCGGTCGAATGGGGCCCGCCGGCTTTCGAAATGGTGGACCCGCTGAAGGATGCGCTGGCCGAGAAGGCCATGCTTCGCATGGGTCTCCGCACCTGGGGCGATGCCGTCGCGGCGCAGGGGTTGGATCCAGAAAAGCAACTGGCGGAAATCGTGAAATGGAATAAGCGTTTCGACGAAACGAACAGCGTGTTCGATTTCGATGCACGCAAGGTCAGCAACGCTGGCCTGACGCAGGCGCGAGCCGCAGGCGCCAGTATTCCGGACAGCGACCCACCGCTCGACGCAGACGCGGCCACCGGCGCCGCCGTGCCGCGCGATCCCGCCGCCGCCATGGTCCAGGTGGTGCTGTCGGATGAGATGGGCGCCGCCCTGCGCGCGGAACTGGCCCCGGCCATGGCCAGCGCCGAAGCCGCGGCCGAGGCCGCCCGCGCCGCGACGGCGGAGAATGCCGAGGCGCTGCGCGATCTGCGCGCGACGGCGGATGGCGTGGCCCTGGCCATGGGCGACAGCCGCGCCGCGCTGGCCGGCAGCGCCGAACAGATCGCAGCCGCTGCGGCGTCCGTGGCCGCCGCCGCGGAACGCGCCGCGCAGCCCCGCACGGGCGTGCTGGTGCGCGACGCGCAGAACCGCGTGACGGGTGTGGAGTATCGCTGATGCCTTTCATTGCTGACCGCGTCCTCGATCTCGGGCTGAATGTGCTCGATACGGAGGCGAACCGGCTGGACATCTGTTCCAGCGAACCCACGACCTATGCCGCCGCGACGGGCGCGGCGTCGCTCGGCAACAAGACGTCCTTGAGCATCGGCGCACCGGCCACGCGCACGCCTTCGGGCCGCCGCGTGACGGTGGCGGCGTTCAGCGATGGCAACGTCACGGCGACCGGCACGGCGACCCATTGGGCCATCGTGGACACGGTGAACAGCCGGCTGCTGGCGACGGGGAACCTCGCATCTTCGCAGGCGGTGACGAACGGCAACGTGTTCAGCCTCGGCGCCTTCGACATCGGCATTCCGGGCGCGGCCTAAGCCATGTCCGACAACATCGGCTACACCCCCGGTTCTGGCGCGACCATCGCCGCCGACAATGTGGGCGGCGCCCTTCACCAGCGCGTCAAGGTCACGTTCGGCGCAGACGGCGCGGCTGTGGATGCGTCCGAGGCCAACCCGCTGCCCGTCATCTCCTACCGCACGGAGCAGTTGCTGGGGCGGTTGGTGCAGGCAACGATCAGCCCGCCGACCTACGATAGCGCCCTGCGCCGCCAGCGCGTGACGGCGGTGTTGGAGAGCGGCACGGTCACCACCGTCTCAACCGTTTCCACCGTCACGACCCTTTCTGATCAGACCAACATCGGCAGCCGCCCTGCTCTAATGCTGATCAACCAGACCAACCTCTCGGCTTGGGCCGATTGCGTGCGCGCGAGGATCACCTGACATGGCGAACACCTTCAAGAAGGTCATCGACCGGCAGGTGTGGGCGCAGGTCGCGCCGTCGATCGATGCTCACGCTGCTGCGCGGTCCCTCGCAAGCGACCTCCGCAACGACAGAAGCCGCAATCCGTTCGTCTATCATCTGTCTTCCAACTCGCTGTTCGCGCGCTTCAACATCGTGACGAAGGCTTGGCAGAACATCTCCGGGACGCCGCTGACGGCGGGCACCTTCGGCGCGGGCTCCACCAGCGCTTTCGTCCCTTCCTTCGGCGCGGTCGGCACCATTGCGGCGGGCGCGACCACGACCAGCGTGACGCTTTCGACCGCGCTTCCAACTGCGGTCGGCCTCAACATGCTGGCCAATCGCGGCGGCTCGGGCGATTTCGGTTTCAAAATCCGCATCATCGACACGGTGGCGGGCAAGACCGAGGAACGCTGGATCGTCGGCAACACCGTTGGCACGACGCCGACCATCACGCTGGACGTGGCGCTCACCTTCACGCCCGCCACGGGCGCGCGTTACGAACTGCTCTGCGGTCGGCTGTTTATGTTGGGCGCGAGCACAGTAGCTGCGGGCATCTTCCGCACATTCGAGCCCGCGTCGAACACGCTCGCCAACCGTGGCACGACCAACCTGCCGACGATCGGCACCGACAGCGCCATGCTGGTGATGGACGAACTCTATGTGCCTTTCAACCACGAGCCCGGCGAGGGCATGGTGAAGGGCGCGACCACCTACGACACCGACCGTGTTGCGCTGCTGGCGACGGCCTCTGCATCTACGACGATCACCGGGCAGGCGAGCGGCGGCGACGCGGTGGTGCTGGCGAACGAATATCGCAACTTCCAGATCCGGATCGTCGCGGACCCGACGACGCCTGCATCCGTCGGGCAACGCCGGATCATCGCTTCGCACACCGCCGGGCCGAGCGCGGTTTATACGCTCGGCGCGGCATGGACCACGACGCCAAGCAGCGCGGCGCGCTTCGTGATTGAGCAGCCAAATTTGCTGGTGCTGCGGACGTCGGCAAACACGACGACCTACACCTACAATTACGGCGACGCGGCCGTGAACAACGGCACCAACTCCATCGCGGCCGATGCGTGGTCCACCACCTATTTCGGCGCGGCGCCCGCTGCCAACGGGGCGGGGTGCCTGTGGGCGCCGTCCTGGGGCATCCAGCCGGACCCGGCGCGCTACGCGCGGCACTCGTTCAACTATTTCTTCCGTGGCGGCGCCTCCACCACGCTCGACGTGCTGGATATCGCGGGCGCGATCACGGGCACATGGACCGGCGCCATCACCTACGATGGCAGCAACAACGCTTTCGGCGCGGGCACGACGGGTTGCTACAGCCCATTCGGACAGGAGGGGCGCTACACTTATATCAACGTTTACACGACGGGCGCCATCAACCAGATATTCCGCTTCGACTCTGAAACCCGCGTGCTGACGCCCTACACGCCGACCGATTTCATCCAGACGGGCAGCGCGCTCCTAGGCTGTCGCATGGCGGCCTATGCGGCCATCGACGAAACCGACACCTACGATGTGGTGCTGCTCCAGGCGCACACATCGACTGTGTGCCAAGAACTGATCCCGCTGGTCTGAGGGCGCCGCCATGAAGATCGCAGAACTCATCGCGCTCGCCACCTCCCGCTTGGCCAGGCTGAATATGCAGCGCGGCGAAGCTGCCAGCGTGGGCGATGTGGCGCTGTTGCTGGTCCTCGATCCGCAGATTGCCGAGACCGAGGCGACGCTGGCACGGCTTCGCAGCCTGACGGAATAACGCCATGCTGCTGACGCTTCTTGCGCCGCAGGGGGCGGCCGGTAGCGTCGCCCTCACCGCCACCGGCATCGCCGCCGGCGCCCCGGTGCTGGATGCGCCCGCGCTGGGCCAGGTGCATGCGCTGACGGCCACGAGCGTCGCGACCGCCGCGCCCACCACGGGCGCCCCCGCGCTGGGCCAGGTGCATGCCCTCGCGGCGGTGGGGATCGTTACCGGTGCCCCGGTGCTGGGTTCGCCCGCGCTGACCAGCGCGCCCGGCATGGCGGCGATTGGTGTCACCACCGGCGCCCCGACCCTCGGCAGTCCGGCGCTGGGCCAGCGTCACGCGCTGGTCGCGGTCGGGATCGCGGCCGGCGCGCCGCAGCTCGGCACGCCGCAGCTGGATCCGCCGGCGCAGCAGGATGATGGCGGCGGGTATGTGCAATTCGTGCCGCGCATCCACGCGCTGCGCGCCATCGGGATCGATGCGGGGCTGCCGGATTGCGGCACGCCGCGCCTGACCACCCGCCCATCCCCGGCCGCGCTCGCGGCCGAACAGGCCCGCCTGGCCGCGCTGGCCGACGAAGAAGACGCCATCGCCGCCCTGCTGCTGGCGGCCTGAGACCCAGGAGACACCGCATGTCCGTGCAGATGCGCGCCGCCGCGGGCGATGCGCCCGCCACGCTCACGCTGATGGGGGATGTCGGCTTCGACATCACCGCATCCGGCGTCGCCACCGCCCTGAAGGGGCTGGCCGATGACGCGCCGCTGACCGTCAGCCTGAACAGCTACGGCGGCGACGCCCTGGCCGGCATCGCCATCCACAACATGCTGGCCCGCCGCAAGCGCAAGCCGACGATGATCGTCGAAGGCATCGCCGCATCCGCCGCATCGCTGATCGCGATGGCCGGCGAACGCATCGTCATGCCCGCCAACGCCTTCCTGATGATTCATGAGGCCTGGGGCGCGGCGATGGGCGATGCCGACACCATGCGCGGCCAAGCGGAGGTGCTGGAACAGATCTCCGGCGCCTATCGCCGCACCTATGCCGCCCGCACGGGGCTCGAGGAACAGGAAGTCGCCGCGATGATGGCGGCCGAAACCTGGCTGGATGCAGAAACCGCCGTCGCCAAAGGCTTCGCGACGGAGGCCGCGGAACCCGCGGCGGTGCAGGCCTTCGCTGCGCTGCCCCTGGCCCGCTTCACCCGCGTGCCCGCGCCGCTGGCCGCGCTCGTCACCACCGCTTCCACCCCGCCGGCAAGCCCGCCGGCACCTGACAAGGAGATGGGCAGCATGCCCGACGATATCACCCCGGCGGGCGGGCTGCCCGCACCCCAGGCTTCCACCCCGATGCCCCACCATCCGGCCCCCGTGCCGGCCCCCGTGCTGGCCAGCGACGTGGTCGCGATCGCCGAACGCAACGGCCTCGGGCTCGATTTCGTGCGCGCCCAGCTGGACCGCGCCGCCACCCGCGAACAGGCGCTGGAAGCGGCGCTGGATGCCGTCGCCGCCGCCGGCCCGCGCCCGGCCGCAACCCCGGGCCTGCGCGTCACGCGCGACGGCTTCGACACCGCCCGCGCCCGCATCGGCGGCGCCTTCGCGTCCGGCCTGCTGGCCGCCGCCCAGGGCCGCGTGGCCAGCTACAGCGCGGAGGAACGGGAATTCGCCGGCATCTCCATGCTCGGCATGGCGCGCGAGTTGATGGCGCAGCGCGGCGAACGCGGCGTGCATCGCCTGTCCAACGCCGACCTGGTGCCGCTGGTGCTGGCCTATGGCAGCCACACCGCCAGCGACTTCGCGGGCGTGCTGGCGAACACCTTCAACAAGACGGTGCGGGAGCTGTACGGCGCGTACCCGGACACCTGGTCGTCCTGGACGGACCAGGTCGAAGTGGACGACTTCAAGACCATCACCGCGGCCAGCATCGGCCAGGTGTCGGAAGTGCAGCCGGTGCAGGATGGCGGCCAGGTGATCTACGGCACCATCGCGGAAGACCCGGCGGAGACCTACTCCGT